GCGAAGAAACCAAAGAAGAAGGCGAAATCACGACCGTTCTGAGCATCAAGTCCGGCGAGGATATTCTTGCCACTAACTCCGCAACTTTTGTGCGTGAATTTCTTTCCATCGTGGAAATGGCGGAAACGGCAAAGGACACGATTCACCACATCAAAGTTAGCGGTGGAGTTTCCCGGAATAATCGCCCCTATATCACCTGTGTTTATATCGACTGAGGAGGTCAGAAAAATGGCAAGGAAGTACATCACCAGAACTTTCAACGTAAAGACCGGGACAAAACTTGTTCCCAACTATGACAATCGGTGCTTCGATGAAGTGAAAGAAACGCTGATTGACTGCGACGAAATTCCTGCCGATGTATGCGTGGAAAAAGAAGAAATCATACTGGTAAAAATGCCTGTTGAGGACTTCTTTAATTCAGGCGAAAAAGTGCTGGTAGGACAGCAAGAAGCACTCGAGGAATAAAACCAATAAGCCCCCTGAGCAATCAGGGGTTTTCTTTTATGGAGGTAAAAAACATGAGTTTGTATCTTGATTCTGGGTATGTAAACACTAAGTTTTTAATTGATTTACCCTACCCGTTTTTATTCTGTGTAGGGGGACGTGGAACAGGTAAAACCTATGGGGCATTAAAATGTGCGGTAGAAGAACATTCTGGACACTTCCAGCTAATGAGAAGAACACAGACTGAACTTGACAATATTGCTAATGAAACAAATAGCCCTTTTAAGACTCTTAACGCAGACTTCAATTTTGGGGTAACTGTTAAGAGCCATAAAAACTTCGCTGGAATATACGGAAAAGAGGGACAGACAATCGGTCAAATGGTGGCGCTTTCAACGGTGTCAAATATTCGTGGTTTTGATTCCTCAGATATTGAATTATGCATCTATGATGAATTCATTCCAGAAGCGCATAAATCACCTATCAAAAATGAGCATCTTGCTTTTCTGAATTATTATGAAACTGTAAACCGCAACAGAGAACTGCAAGGTAAAGAGCCGTTAAAAATAAGATGCTTTAGCAATGCCAATGATATTATGAATCCCTTGATTGTGGGCTTAGGACTGGTCACAAAGCTGGATAAAATGAGGAAGAAAAAACAAGATATGTATATTGACAAAGAACGCGGTTATGTGCTGGTAGACTTGATTCAATCACCTATCAGTCAGAAGAAGGCACAAACAGCACTTTATAAATTCGCTGGTGATGGTGAATTTACTAACATGTCACTTGCCAATGAATTTAATTCTCCACTGTCTAATCCTGTTGCACGTCCACTCAGAGAATATACACCAGTATTCAAAGTCGGGGAACTGTGCTTTTACAAGCATAAATCCAACGGCTTTTACTATGTTTCTTCCACTTGTACAGGCACACCTCCAGAATTTACTATGAAAGACACTGACTTGAAGCGCCTAAAACTAACTTATTTCTGGGTTATTGAGAAGTATTTTATGCGCAAGGTTGAGTTTGAAAGTACCATATCAGAAATACTGTTTTTACGTTATTTCAAAATCAGCATTTAAGCCTTGACAATCCCGGAAAAATTTGATATAATACATAGTGAGGGAGGGCCATAGTATCAGCCCCGGAAGGGCGGCCACGCACTTGATACGGTGCTTGACTCCCTCATTTTTTATTTAAGGGGTGATGCAATGGTAAACGCTCTGGACTTTGTACATCAAGCATGGAACGGAAACTATATCGGTATTCCATACTCAGAACTTGATTGTCAGGCTTTCGTTGAAAGAGTGCTAAAAGATTGTGGAGAAAAGCACGACTGGCGCGGTTCAAATGATATGTGGAGAAATGCTCTTACAACTAAGGGTAAAATCGAATCATATGCAGAAATTCCAGCAGGGGCATGGCTATTCAACGTACAGCATGATGGTGGAGAAAAAGAACGAGGATATAATGACGATGAAGGAAACGCAAAACACGTTGGTATTTATCTCGGAAACAATAACGTAATTCATAGCACAACAGGCGGTGTACAAATGGATGTTATTACAAGCAAAAGATGGAACAGCTATGGACTTTGTAAATATATCGACTATGACAATGTTTCTATGAAAGACTTTTTCGATAAACTACGCACTATGACATTGGACGATATTTTGCAGGGTATTCGGCGGTATTGGGGGTGATTCTATGGATGAAGTTATTCAGATAATTCAGACACTCGGTTTTCCAATTGCCGTTGCCATTGCTCTTTTCTGGCAAAATATGAAAATGCAAGACCAGCACAAAGAAGAAATGGCAAAGGTTACAGAAGCGCTAAATAATAACACAATAGCGCTAACAGAATTGAAAGACAAAATAGGAGGTTAAAATGGCTACAATTGATGACATTATTACTCTGGCTAAGGCTGGTTTTTCAAGCGACCAGATTACTAAACTTCTGTCTGCTCAGAATCCTGCCAAACCTGCCGCTCCTGCCCCTGCCCCTGCTCCTAATCCCACTCCTGTAACTAATCCCACTCCTGCCCCTGCTACTAATCCTCCCCCTTCTTCTCAGGATGCTGTGACCGCCAAACTCGATTCTATTCTTAATCTCATGCAGTCTTCTAACATTCTGAATAGCCAACAGCCTAAAGCGGAAACGATGGATGATATTATTGCGTCCATTATCAACCCTAAAGATGAAGGAGGAAAAGAATAATGGCTACTAACTCTCTTAGTTTTAATCAAGTTGCTACTTTTCTCAATAGTCTGCAACAGCAGGTTACTGGTAAAGTTGCCATCAACGTGGTGGATGGTGCAAGCTTTGCGACCGCCGCCGATATTGTCCTTAAAACTGGCTTTGAAGCCGTGTATAATGGTATCTCTGTTGTACTTGGCTGGACTAAGTTTTCTATTCGCCCCTATGACCGCAAACTGAAGGGTATGGAAATGAGCGATTCTGAATTCGCCATGCACACCAGAAAACTCCAGATTGTGGACAGCGAATTTGAAGACAACGACACTACAAAATATCCTGTACAGTATGATGCAGAAGAAGACCCCCCTTCTGGCAATGGAAAATCCGTTGACCAACAGGTGATTAAAAAATCCGAAGTTATCCAGACTAATTTCTACGGCCAGAATACCTATCAAGACCACTATACTATATTCGATGAACAGCTTACCATTGCCTTCAAATCTCCTGCCGAACTGGGGCGCTTTATCTCCATGATTACGATGAACGTTTCCAACATGTTTGAGCAGGCCAGAGAATCTTTTGCCCGGGCCACTCTGGTTAACTATGCTGGCGCGCTTTCTGCGCTGGGCGGTGAGCGAGTTGTTCATCTGCTTACTGAATACAATTCTCTGACTGGACTTAGCCTTGATGCTCAGAGCGTTTACCAGCCTGATAACTTCCCCGCTTTCATCAAATGGATGACCGCTCGAATTCGTCAAATTTCTGGCGAAATGAGCGAACGTTCTATCAAATATCAGAGCGCCATTAACGGCAAATATATCACTCGGCATACTCCTATCCGCGACCAGAAGATTTTCCTGTATGCTCCTGCTCAGTATCAGATTGACACTATGGTGCTTTCTTCTGTGTTCCATGATGACTATTTGAAGCAGGCTTACAATGAAGCTGTGACTTTCTGGCAGAATATCAAATCTCCTGCTCAGATTGACGTGACTCCTCAGTATATGGGCTCTGCTGGTTCTCCTGTTGTCGGTACTCGTCAACAGCTTAACAACGTTTTCGGTGTAATTTGTGACCGTGAAGCCACTGGTTATACCATCACCAAAACCACTATGAAAGCGGCTCCTTATAATGCTCGTGGTGACTATCAGAACTACTTCATGAAAGACTATCACAAGAACTTCAATGATGTATCTGAAAAAGGCGTACTTCTTATGCTGAACTAATGGGGTGATTGTATGTCGTTTACTGTTCAATTGACCACTTTCAACAAGAAAGCCAATTCAACAGCTACACCTGCAACATTTACCCGGACAGAATATTGTACAATCAAGCAGGGGATGGACATTCTGTCCCCTGTTCTTGGTTTTAATTTTGGATTGACAAATTCTCAGATACAATACAATTATGCGCGTATTGCTTTATTCTCCAGAAATTACTTCATTAAAAACTGGGAATGGCGCGATGGTTTATGGTGGGCATATATGCAAGTTGATGCTCTTGCCAGTTTCAAGACTCAAATAGGAAATTCATCTTGTTTTATTTTGCGCTCAGCAAGTGAATTTACAAGAGAAGTGCCTGACTACTTTTATTCGACTCTCCCCGAGCCTATGGTAGCACTAACAAATATTCAAAAACCTTGGACAGCTACAAGTTTTTCTTCTGGTACGTATGTTGTTGGTGTATTGTGCAAAGATGGAAGCGCTGGCGCTGTAAGTTATTATGCACTATCTCCGGCTCAATTCAAGAGTTTTAGAAATGCTATGTTATCCGATTCTGGGCCAATAAGTGATATTACAGATATTTCAACAGACTTGGCTAAATCCCTTGTAAATCCATTTCAATATATTGTCAGTGCTGTCTGGTTCCCTTTCACAATCAGCAATGGTACATCAACAACACTAAATTTTGGATGGTATGAAACAGATATACAGGCATTAGCTTTAAGTAGACTTTATAGTGACGTTTATCTTGACTTTACAGTATCGGCACATCCTTATGCAGTAACACAAGGAGCGGGCTACCGTTTTAGTGAATCAAACAGCAGATATATAGTATTCATTCCGCCATTCGGAGAAATAGAACTTGACGCAGGAATTATGGCACGATTGCTAATCAGTCAGGTTGGTTATTCTACACAATTACAGGCTCATATATATGTTGACCTTGTTACAGGCAATGCTTACCTTGAAATATACGGCGCTTTTAGTGTATCTGATGAAGTTGTTCTTGTTTACCGTGAGGGTAAAGTAGGTGTTCCTGCTCAGCTTGGTCAAATAACTGCCGATGTTGCTGGCGGTATACAGTCTGTTATTTCTGGACTTGGAAGTGTAGCCAATAACCTAATGGGCGGTAACATAATCGGCGCAATTACGGCAGGGGCAAACGCTGGTTTGGATGCTGTACAAAAAATACAACCTAAAGCAATTACAAGCGGTTCAAATGGCACGGCAAGCGTTTACGAATTAACTCCATATGTGCAAGTGATTTATTATCCGCATGTTGAGCAGTCACCAGAAGAATATGGACGCCCACTATATAAGACTAAAACAATCAATACTTTGTCAGGCTTTACTAAAACTCTAAATGCTGATATATCTATATCTGGTGCAACAATCAGAGAACAAGAAGAAATAAAGGCTTATATGGACGGAGGCTTTTTCTATGAGTGAACTAATCAATGGTTGGTATTGCGCACCGTATCCTCTGGCATATAACAGCCTTACAATTGAAGAAAAAAAGCATAACGCAAATAAAGCCATGACTATTTTACGAAAAAACGGATTCACAATATATGCTTCTGCTGGTGTGGTCGGCAATATGTGGGCAGAGTCACAAATGAACCCCAGTACGTGGGAAGTTATCGACAATGTTCCCGCCGTATACAGGGGCGGCTATGGATTAGTGCAATGGACACCTTATACAGATTATAGCAACTGGGCAGGCGCTGACTGGGAAAATAACGGTGATAAAGAAATGGAGCGACTAATTTATGAACGTGATACAAATATCGAATTTTGGCACAACCAAACAACAATGCCCGGCTGGTCATGGACACGGTTTTGCGCGATAGAACCGTCTGCTACTGAACCAGAAAGAGATGCTGTAAATTTAGCCGCTGAAGTATTCGTATACAGATACCTTGCCCCTCGTGACCCTGCTGGCTCATTGGCTAATAGACAATATCTGGCTCGATGGGTATACGAAAACGCGCCGGGAATGGGCGTCCCTATTTGGCTTTTATATAAGCTAAAAGAAAAGAACAGGAAAGGAGGAAGATTATGAAGCTCCCGATTATGTATGATTATGCTAATGCGCAAATGTCACAAGTACAGCCCGGAACTATCCATTGCCATGATAATGAACTGGTCAATTTTTATGCTCGTTATCTTATGCAAGAAGCACTCAGCGTTTATCAGTTTGAATTACCTAAAGAATGGGCTGATAACTATTTCAAATACGTATTACTTTGCATGGGGTACATTGCCATTGTAAAAACTGATAAATTTGGCGTGATTCCTCAGGGATGCGGACTATATGGTTATAATGTGTTCTATCAACCGACTCATGCCATTATCGCCAATCCGCTTTTAAGGGGGAATATTCGCCCCAGAATTGGCAAAGAATGTGCGATTATAAGACTACAACCTAACTATTGCGGAATAATTGATATTGTTTACCACTATGCTAATCTTATGGCCTGTGCCGCTGAAACAACTTCTGTAAACCTGATAAATAGCAAATTCTCGTATGTGTTCTTTGCCGAGAATAAAGCACAGGCAGAAACGATGAAAAAACTGTTTGATAATTTTTCGTCCGGACAGCCTGCTACTGTGACAGATAAAAACCTACTAACAGATGACGGCAAACCTAAATGGCAATTGTTCACTCAGAACGTGCAACAGAGCTACATCGCAGACAGAAGTTTACAGACTATTAGAAGACTTCATGAATTGTTTTGTAATGAAATCGGTATTCCGAATACTAATGAGGATAAAGCAGAGCGCCTTCTGACTGATGAAGTAAATGCTAATAACATTGAAACTATTGCTAAGGCTACTATGTGGCAGGAAGAAATGCAAAGAGGAATGGACGTAGCAAATGAAATGTTCGGACTTAATCTGTCTGTCAAACTGCGCGAATATGATGATAAATATTTGTTCCCTATGAAGACAGGGGATAAGCCGATGGTAGGTGATTAAAATGCTGGTAAGTATTACAGCGGTATACGCCTATGACAATACGATATTCGATGAACTCAGTATTCCGCAAGGAATGAGCAAGCAAACACTGGTAAGGAACATGCTCAGAGAACTGGCAGAGTTGAACCTTGTTTATAGTGACCCAGAAATACTGAAAATGTTCATTCGGGACTGGAGCGCTGAAAAAGTGTCACTCTGGGGCAGATTATGGGAATTGGCAGAAACTGAATATAATCCAATTGAAAACTATAACAGATATGAGGAAAATGACTTCACGCATGGAAAGCAAACAACAGACACACTAAATACGACTGTACAGGATAATGGCGGTATTCATGATAAGGTGTATGGCTTTAATAGTGAAACTGCTACTAATCAGGATGAACGAAACACAAATAATACTGAACATACAACCGGAACTAATACAAGAGCCAATAGCGGAACTGACAGAGAAAGAATACATCAATACGGCAATATTGGCGTTACAACTTCTCAGCAAATGGCAGAGCAGGAATTGGCACTCAGACCTAAGCTGGATATTTACAAGTACATTATCGAGGAATTTAAGCAAGAATTTTGTATTCTAATTTATTAAATGGGAGGGATATAGAAATGGTGACGCATGAATTTCCTTATACTAACCTTCATGACCTCAATATTGACTGGATTTTGAAGGTAGTAAAAGACTTTCAAGAGAAGTACACGGATTTTGGGGACACGGTTCAAGATGCATTAACTCAAATTGAAACTAAAACATCCGACGGGATTACTGCACTAAATGACAAGGAACTTGAGCTTGTCGGATTGCTAGAAGAATACACCAACGATGCAAAGGGAGAAATTGACGATGAAAAAGATGCTTCTTTGCGCACTATTATTGCTCAACAGGCCGAAGCCGTAACAAGCATTACAGATTTACGAGATGCCGCCTTGAACTCTATCGCCGTAGAGGAAACAAGAGGATTGACACATTTGACTACACTTTTCAACAGTTTTCCTCTTGATGATGCTGATATTGTTGGCAATTATCAAATTCAAAATGTTGTATTAAAAACAAATCAAAATCCTACTCTTAATCTATTTCAAGGAGAGTATGACAGTACCACTGGTTTGCCAGTAACAACCTATACAAGTGTAACCAGTATTAAACAAGCTGGCTCTGGCGGTAAAACAATTCATATTGTAAATGGCAATACTAACCATATTATTGCAAGGCTGTATTATACAACCGCAAGCGACCCGGATACCGTGGTTTCGGTGGCAGTATGGAGCAATGACTTTACTTATACTCTCCTTGACTCAACAGCATATTTCTGGATTAACTTTGTAAACGCATCCAATCCAGACGTTGGAAATATTCTTCTTGACGATATTAGCATTTATGCAGAATGGATTTCGCGACTGGATAGCATGGAAGACAGCAATTACAGACACATTTATTCTGACAATTATAATGCCGCTGATCCTACTATTTCTTGGCTGGAAGGAAAAACGCTTGCAGAAAATGGACATACTGCTAACAATGCTAACTTTGTCACTTCCGATTTTATTCCTTGCGCTGATATGGTTAATGTAGACATTGCAACGACAACCAGTGAGACTTATCCTAACGTATATATTTGCAGATACAAAGAAGCAGATGAAAACACTTTAATCGGCGTTCGTGAACGTCTGTTAAATACTCGGTCTGCATACCTTGGAAAAGCTAACTATTTCCGTATCGCAATAAAAGCAACTTTAGCCTTTGCACAATCCAATATTTCTT